AATTCAGTCACAGCACATAATATCATGTATATAAGTGCTACCCATTGAACTACTATCATACTCTATTCCTCCTTAAATTTTTGCATAATAAAAGCACCTACTCATTTTTCTAAGTAAGTGCTTATTCTACTATTTCACATATAGGTTTATTTTCTTTTATTGCTTTTTTTATATCTTTAACTAAATCTTTATATTCATCTTCTCCATATTCTAATTCCATATCACTAGTAGGATTATAACCAAATAAGTTAATATGCTTTTGTATAAGTTCTTTTAATTCATCTGTCATTTTACCATAGTACATTATTTAATCATCTCCCTTAAAATTCTATTAATTTCATTAGTGGTCTCTGGAAATAATTCTTGTAAAATTTTTAATACATCCTCATTATTTTCATAAAGCATTCTTCCATATTGTGCCCATGTTTCTTTTGATAATGCATTTGTCTTATTCCAATATCCTTTTTGCCTATGCCCGTATCCTAAGTCTACTTTTCCATTTGTCATACCATGTATAATATCAGATATTCCTCTATATTCTTTATACACAATAATTTCATCAAAATCATTAGTATAGAATATGTTTGGATATTTAGAGTATAGCATTTCATCAATTTCTTTTCCATACCCTAAAGCTATATTTTTCAATCTATTATAATCACTTTCTATTTGATTTATAACCATTCCACTTTTACTTATTTGATATGTGTTATCTATTTCATGGAATAATTCATGTGCTACTGTACTTAGATCAGCATTATCCTTTAAATATATTGTCTTTTCATCTTTATTAAAATATGAGCTTTTCTTTGTAGACTTAGCAAAATTGACTCTTTCTTCCGACTGACTTAATAGTTTTTTAACATCTTCATTCTGAATATTTTCAAGTTTATTCTTAAACTCATTAACTTTTGATTTAGTTGAATTTTGAAATAATGATTTAACTTTATCCAACAAATCACCTTCATCTAATTTTGATGATTCTTTCACATATCTCTTTTTCCATTCCGGATATTTTATATCACTAGGAATGTATTCAGTTTTATCATTTAGTGATCTTGCTGCTCTCTTTTCTCCTATAGTAAATTCATCATTAAAGTAAGGACAAGTACAAGTTCTACACCAACAATGAAAAGGTGGAGCCGTAACGCCCACTTCATAATCAGACATTTTAAATACCTTTCTATCTAACTCCTGGCATGTTTCTGATGTATGAGAATCCAATGTTGCAACAATCTCATATTCTTTTATTCCTAAATCTGAATAGCAATCTTTCTGACTAGCAGCAGAGAAATAAGCACTTTCAGTCATAACAAGCCTTCTTGCTGCTTTTCTTGATGTTTCCATTGTACTTGCAATATTGCCAACAATCTTTTCTGGATTATCTCCACGAATTAAAGCTTGTGTAAGATTAGTATGTAATGTATTTATAAGTTTACTCTTATTCTTCCATACTCTACTACTGAAATTCTCTCCATCTAATGCCCAAGGCTTGGAAATTACCTTTTCAAGTTCATTTTCATTAAACTTCATAAAGGAATATCCAGTATTAAATCCTTTTTGAATTTCAAATGCTGTATGATAATAGCCTTCTGAATAAATGTCTCTCATTGTTCTGTCTAGTCCATCAAGCTGATTACCATATAAAACCTCAACTTGCTGTTGTAACTGTAGCTTAAGTGATTCTAGCCTTGATATATGAACCTTACAAGATGCATTCTCCAATTCCTCCATCCAATATGGATTAACTGCATTCTTTTGACCATATTTAATATAATCTTGAACAGTCCATCTAAACTCTTTTAATTCATTAGTATTTAATAGCCTTTTAGCTTCTGTAAGTGATATACAATTATTCTTAGCAAATCTTTGATACCAAGCATCAATCTCCTTTTGAAGTCTTGCATTTGCTATCTTATATTGGTTATCAAGGTCATTTGCAAAGTTTTCACCTTTATTTAATAAAGCTTCTTCTAATTGTTCTGACCTTTTAGACCAATACTCTCTATTCTTTTTCATAATTAACACCCTCAAAGAATTTTAATGAGCTTTGAATACAATTACCAACAAGTACAACAAATAATACAATTCTTGCATTACCATTATCAATAAGGATATTTAGTATAAGATTGATAATCCACAAGAAAGTTATAAACAAATCTACTTTAGCTTTACTGTTCACTTTTATCATTTTGGTTATCCTCCTTATCTTTATTAGGGAATGCATTTTTATAATCATCGTTTTCCTGTTGCTTTTCTTCATCTTCTTTTTTCTTCTGCTCGACTTCTTTGTCTGCATCCTCAACAAATGGATGATTCTTATATAAAGTCATATTACTTAAAAGACCAACACTTGAAGTGCATATACTTGCTAGTTCAGTATCATTTGTTACTGCAGTTCTGGTCCATGTTTGAATAATTGATTTACATTCAACATTAAGATACTTGCATATAGCTCTAACAAATTCACCAAAACCAAGCTTAAATTCTGTTTCAGTAAGTCCGCTTTTTAATTCTAGTAAAGAATATAAGAATTTTAATGCAACTCCACTAGCATTTCCGAACTCTTGAGGTTGTGGATCAACTCCTTGACCTTGTTCAAATATTGCTTTTCTTGTAATAGTAAGTAGTTTCTCTCTAGCTTCAACTGGAATATCTATAGTTAAAGTTTCAAGACCGCTTTTATCTGAATCACCATTATTCTCAACTTTTATTGACTTGTATTTCTTAAGTTGCGATAAGAACTCTCCAAGGTTTTCACCTTCATAATTAGTTAATATAAAGATTATTTCTTGAATATCTTCTAAATCATTAACAAAACCACTAAAGACTTTATCATACACGTCTATTAGTGGCTTTACATTATCTAAATCGCTAGTCATTAAGTTGTTATTTCCAAATGGTATAAATGGAACTCTTCCAAAATCATGCTTAAACTCACTATTTAGTTGAACTGTATTAGTATCTACTATAAAGCTTGTAAACATTGTATAAGTTTGTAATCCTTCATCTATGGTATCAGATGATTTCTTTCTGAATGCCTGGCACTCTGTATCATTCCAATACTCATAAATATCACAGCTTTCACCATCATCATCTGTATCTTTATAAACTCTTAATATCCCTAAAAGCTTTTTATTTAAACTACTGGACCATATAGGTATTATCTGCTTACTATCTACTACACCATATTCAAATTCTTTATTGTCATTTATCCAATAATGCAACCATGCTATACCACTATTAGCAGCATTAATACATAAGTCCTTACAAGTCTTAGCGTAGTTATCACCTAATACATCAGTAATTCTTTTATTTGCATCCTTATTGCCAACATCAAATAAAGGTGGAGCTGTAAACATATATGATGCTTTTTGATTTACTAATAATCCATGAAAATTACTAGATATTCTATTATCTGCATTCCTTAATGGATTCTCTGAATCTTCATCTTTCTTTCTGTCATATGTTAATATATCATTCTTGTTTCTATAATATCTTTCTGCTACTAATGATTTACATACTATATCAGCATGACCTGTTGTATGTTTCTTAATTAATTTCTTTACTACTTCTATATCCAATTAATTCACCACCTTATTTAAATACACCCATTCCATTAGGTTTATTTATCTTTTCAGCAATTCCAGTTGTAGCATCTGGAGCATCATCATGTTTGTTCTTTCCTTCATGTTGATATTTAACCATTGCATTATAATACTCTGGCCATCTGTCTTTCCAATTTGAAGGGAAATATATATGTTCCATAACCCACGTTGAATTACTAAGTATCCTAGCTTCTTTATTCTTTGATTGATGAAAAGGCTTAATAACTGTTTTATTGCTATCAAATGTTTCTTTTAATATTCTTTTTACATTTCTTGCAAAGCCTTCTCCACCATTATTACTTTCAATATCTGCTCTATTAACTCCATCTTGATATAACATCTTAGCTGTTTCTTTTTCAGTAATTGACATATCCTTTTGAGTATAAAGCACATTTAACACATAAGCTTCTTTATCATAGACACCATAGTTAATACTGCATAAGTAATCTTCTCCTTTATCTGCTGTATCTGTATAGTTCTTAATAGCTGTAAATAATAAATTACCATTACTGTCCTTTGGTAATGAAGTATAAGTCTTTAATTTGCTATACAATCTACCTTTTAGATCAATAGGCTCTTGCTGATAGTTAGCTGATGCAATATCTGCTCCCATAGTCTTAATTTTATTTTCATATGATTTTCTGCTTAATACTTCATCACAAAGCATTGTTCCATCATCCTGTAAGGCCTTCATACTAATATGCTTAATCTTTCTGTCTGCCATTTCTTCTAAGACTTTACCAGCTAAATCATCACTTGCCCATCTAGTCATTATGATTATTATTTTTCCGCCTTCTTCAAGTCTTGAAAGCATTGTATTAGTGAACCATTCCCAGTGCTTTTCTTTAACCCCTTCGTTATTGGCTTCTTCTGCATTCTTTATTAAGTCATCAATAATCATAAGACTACATCCAAACCCTGTCGCTGTTCCTGTTGGTGAAGTTGCAAGATAATTGTTATACCCCCCCTCTAAGCTCCATAAGTTCATAGCACCATCACCACGTTTGATTGATACATTAGGAAATACATCACTAAATACTGGTTTATATTTATCTGCCTTTTCTTCTTGGATGCTATTTCTAACATTCTTACTGAACATAGTTGAAAGAGTCTCGTTATATGATCCAGTCATAATCTTTTCATTTTGGTTCTTTCCTAAAACCCATTCAACAAATAAACCTGCCGATCTGCTTTTTCCGTGGCGAGGTGGTTCATTTACTACAAGTATTTCATCATCACCCTCGTAGAACTCTTGAAGGTCATTGCATAGTTCTACAAGATATTTTCTATTAGGTTTATAAAAGTCTGGTGCTTTTAAATTGCAATAAAAAAAGAACCTGCGCCTAGCAAGTTCACATTTTGCACCTAATTCTATTAGCTTTTTATCCATCATTAACACCAGCTATTTTTAATAACTGCTCTGTTGTAAGTCCTTCATATGGATTATTAATATTTCCACTAAGTTCAAGTTTGTCTTTAAACATTCCTAAATGTTTTCCTAACAGCTCAAGTGCCTTTACTTTATCACATGTTTCTATATTAATACCAAACTTTGTTTCTTTTATAGCTGATATAGCTTTCTTTTTATCTATTGGCAATTCATCCGTTGGTATTATCTCAACAATATTAACATCTGTCACCTTTGCAAAATCTGCACCATTTGAAAATGCTATTGCTGCAAGTTCTTTTAATACCATATCTTGTGTTATTTCTGTCCTTTTCTCTCTGTCTTTCATACGTTTATCTATGTACTCTTTTACCTTAGCATTTCTTAGCAATCTATTTCCATTTACTGCTGCTGTATCATCTTTCTTAACACTTGGATAAGCTTTCTTATATGCTCTTGTGGCATTAAGATCTATTAAGTACTCATCACAAAATATTTTCTGCTTTGATGTTAATTTATTCATCAATGCCACCTCACTTTTTTGCTTTATTGTATATAAAAGAACCCTATATTAATAGAGTTCTTTTATTATTAACCTCTTGTCCTACCAGGTTTTGGCTTAGCGCCTTCTGTTATTGACATTGGTGACTTTGGTGCTGGCTTTGGTGGAGGAGTTTGTGTTGGTCTTTCTGTATCTGACATAATAGTTCATCTCCTTTCATTTTTATTCTAAATACTTAAAATAATTAACAGATAATATGAATTGTATTATAAATGTAATTAATATAGCAAATGCTATAATAATATCATTTATTCTTATTCTATAACCTTTTAATTGATTTTGTTGAAAATTAGACTTACAGCTTTTATCCATTGTACTTATTAGATTCTCAGTTAAATTCAACTCTATAAGTTCCTTTTTGGTTTTACCACATTTAAAAAAATATCGTTCATAGTTTTCATCATAATATTCTTTTACTTCTTTTTCTGTTTCAATTACTATATCAGTTGTAAGATAATCATATGTAAAGCCAGTAAAAGACTTGTATGAATAAACTATTGCCATTATTATGGCCATTGTTAAAAGTATAACTAAAAACCTAAACACTCCTACCCATTGTCCATTTTTCAAAGGTATTTTGTTATATAATTTTATGTAATAGGCTAATGTTACTACCAAAACACTTTCTATAGTTATTGGTATCGATATTTTTGAATTTAAACTATCTTTATGGCCTATTTGATTAAAATATATTTCTTTTATTAATTGATATTTATCCACAATTATCTCCCCCCTAATATAATAATTATACAATCTTCTATAGAATATTACAAATAAAACCAGCAGAGCAATAATGATACTAAAATCTATTCCAGGAGGCTTTATCGCCTACCTTTCATCTATTAATTATTTTGGAGGGTTGCTCTACTGGTTATAAGCATAATAAAAGAACCCTATTTCTAAGGTTCTCCTTTAATTATAAAACATCAAATTTATTATAATTAATCATTGTCCAATATTTTCCTTGCTTTAGCATTTCACCATTTATTAATACATCTTTATCCTGTTTGTGTGCCTCACACGCTATTTTATATTCCTTATCACTTAAATCAATTTTAACATTTTTATTTTTTCCTTCTATTTCCGTCTGTATAACAATATTTCGTTCTATTACATTTTCATGTAAATCTTTTCTGTGAGTTAATCTAATTATTTTACCTTTCATTCTATGCTCCACACTTTTATTTTCTTTATATTTTTCTGATAACATTTTTACTTTATAAAAATCATCACTCTCTAATATTACTTTTTCTTTTATATCATTAGGCTTAGGTAATAAATCAGACCACTGCACTTTTGATTCGATTTTTATATCATAATTTTCCATTTGGAAATTTAATAAAGCATCGCACATATTGGCATTTAGTCCTTTTTTATAGCTATTTTCAAATAATTCTTCAATATTATCTTTTTTGATTTGTGATATACCATTTTGAATCCTTTTTATTACTTTTCTTTCCTCAGATAATGTAGCCTCTATTTGTTCATTGTCTTTAAATTCCAATTGCTCTCCATTATCTATTTCATTATCTATTTCTATATTGAATACATAACTGCCTACTTGTGTTTGTCCTAATTTATATCTACTTAATTGTTCTTGTGAACTTTTATTTGGTCTAATAAAAAATGGTTGAGGATGTTCTTCATTAAAAATAGCTGATAGTACTAATTTTTTTAATCCTTCAATTACACTTGAACCATATTCCAGTGGTATTGTTCCTTTTTCAGATAGCTTAGATATAATACGAATACTTAAAATATCTTTGGTATTTTGTATTGTAGTTTTAGGAACAATTTCATCTTTAATTAATATCAACTGATTATTTGCTTTCAAACTTTCTTTTGTAATTTCATGATTAGTTGTATCCTTTATTTCTGAAAGTATTTCTATAGCATCGTTTATCCTTCTTACAGAATCCTTAAAATCATTACTTGTTGGTAAAAATAAACTATATTCTTCTTCATCAATTACTTTTCTATATAGTTTTATCTTTTTATTAGCAAAATCCACATCTTGGATCCATTTGTTATATCTTAAATATTTTTCAAGGGATTCTATAGTGATATTGTTAAATTTATCATAGTTTAACATTATACTAATTCCCCCCTTCTAACTTTTTTCATTAATTCTCTCAATGAATTCTGATCAAGTATTTGATTCTTCGGAATTTTTATTAATTTTTTTTCCTTATTCTTAGTTTCTTCTTGTCCTGATAAATAACACCACCATGCACAATCTTTAAAAACTGTTTCTGTGGTAGATACCTTTATCCAGCTTTCTTTATCTTTAGGAAGCTTATATAATATTAATATTCTTGGTGTACATATTTCTGTATCTACTAAATCATTATAATTTTTTGCTTCTAAATTATATTCAACTACATCATTTTTTATTTCTACATTAATAGATGCTTTTAGTTGAAAATCAAGTTTGCATCCATCTGATAATATTCTTCTTTTACCTGCATGTTCCCTTATCTTTACTCCAGAAAAAGTTCCATCAAACCCATAATCCATATCTGAGAATTCTATATTCATTCCAGCATAATGAGCAATAGCTTTTACATATCCTGTACTTATTCCTTCTTTTATGTGTTGTTCCGAAATACTATTGTATGTACTTTCTTCTATATCAGTTTTAATTATCCCCAATGCTTTCCCCTCCTATACACAATAATTATACAAACTATTCCAATTTATATCAATAAAAATACTCCATATAACCTACATAAAACATTCAAGTGTAAACTTAAATCTTCGGTTGTACAGAGTATTTTAACTATGGTATAAAAGGGTATTGAGAATTTATGAGAGGTTATATGGTCAATAACCAAAAATCCAATACATGCGTGTGTATTCGCTTTGCTGGATTCCTTTAATACCATAATAACACTTTCAGATTAAAAAATTATTCCTTTTTTATTCCAAAATTATTCCACCCCTTTTATATTTTCTTTAACTCCATTTCTCCCACATAAATATTTTTTCTAATATCTGATTCTTTCTTTTATTTACTTGGCTTTGGCTTAGATGTAACTTAAAAGATATTTGTACTTCATTCATATTATCCTTATAGATCATCTTTAATAGTTCTTTGAAATTTCCTTGTAACTGCTCTACTTTCCATTCCATTTCAGATTCTATTGTTTCCATATCCTCTAATTGTTCAATTATATTTTCTCTTTCTATTTCCTTCTTGGCTTTTCTTTTAAGTTTCAAGTCAGTTAGCCTTATCATTTGTCCTTCAACATAACTAGTTCCTGTGCTAGATGTTTGTACCTTTTCATCAAAGCCTGGTGATGATGATTCTTCGTCTATACTTACATAATTGCATTCTCTTAGTTCTTTTTCTATATCTGCTATTTGCTTATTTAGAACACTTAGTTGTTTATTCAAACCTTTATATATATCATCTTTATTGAAATACTTAAATAATTTATCTTCTGTTTCCTTATAAAGTATTCTTTTATGTTTCTGCATACTATATCACCTATCCTTTATGGTATAATATTAGATAGGTGCTGCATTAGAGAAGATATATAAATTGGCGTTTATAGTTCTCTAATGCTGTTTATTTTTTAATCAACTAATCACTTCTAACACTTCGGCTATTTCACCAATCTGCATATAAAATTCTTTAAGTTGCCTTTTCTTATATTCTTCAAGTTCATCTATATTTTTAAATCTTTCTTCTCCAACAACTAAAGCTCCATCTTTTATATAAAATTCCTTGCCCTTATAATCAACTTTTCCTTCTGTTATTGTTATTTTAGGCTTTTTAAATACTTGTTCTTCACTCACATCTAAAGGCTTAGTTTCATGTGGTACCTTTATTTCTTGTTTTTCCTTTGGCTTTTCCTTAACTTCAATATTCTTTTCTTCCTTTTGTACACAATTATTACTTCCTGTAAATTCTTTCTTCCATCTATAATAAAATGTAGTAGCTGAACTTTCTGCTATATTAAATTTCTTAGATACTCCTTTGATTAATTTTTCTTTTTCCAGTCTATCATTTTCATTAAAATATTTATTAATCTGTTTTTGCTTAGTCATGGTTTGATTCCTCCTTAGCTCTAGGTCTATTCTTAATCTTTTCTAAGTGATTTGTATTCCAATAATCAGTTATCTCTTTAATATCTATATCTAACATTTTAAGTACACTTAGATGTGATTGAATAACATCACAAAATTCCTCTTTTATATGTTCTATACTTTCACTAACTGCTTTTTGACTCCAATGATCATTTTTTAAATATAAATACTCATGTACTGCATCTTTAAATTCTTTTGTTTCTTCATCCGTTTTATTTAATTCATCCATTAATGTTAATCCAGTTAAATCTATATTCTTAAACTCTACCATCACATCATCCCCTTAAATTTATTCTTTGTTGCAGCTCCACCTCTTATATGTCTTTCAGCTTTATTCTTCTCTAAAATAGAATGTGTTTCTTCTGCCATTATTGAATCTATTTTCGGTAATCTCTCAACCAAATCTTTATAAATAGTGCTTTTACTTATATGTAATTCCTTTGCTGCTCCTCTTAAAGTTGCTTCTGTATATATAATATAATTTGCTACTTCCTTTACTCTTGCTTCTATATAATCTTTCATAAAGTTTCACTCCTCTTATATTCAGGAAGGTTTTTACACCTTCCCTAATTTAATTTCTTAACATTAGCATATAACTTTGTGTAATCCCTGCTATACATTTCTAATATCAAGACATATCAAGCTAATTGCTATTTAATTATTTTTTAAATATATATCATGATAAGTTACACCTACTGCATAAGCTTGCCATATATCCTTTTTAAATCCATAGAACCATCCTGGATTCTTTTTAGTACCTTTTCCTTTGTTTGTAGTATTAGGTGCAAATCTATCTATCAAAGCTTGTACTATGTTACTATCCTTAGCTTTCATACTATTGCATAGATTCATTTTTTCATCTTTTCTATATATCCATTTTGGCTCTATTCCTGTAGTAAATAATAATGCTTCTGTAAATCTCCCTATCCATACACAAGTTTCAAATACAGTTGCTCCAACTGCCATGCCATAAGATGCAACCATTTCTATTGCTATATGTTCTACATCCGCATACTGACAACTTGTTATTCTATTAAGAATATCTTTATTACTAAGTTTTTCAGCTTCTAGTGGTTTTAAATTATAATCTAAAAGCACTATTCCACTTTCTTCATTACCTGGATCTATTGCTAATATCACTTTCTCACCTTCTTTTGAAATTGATAGTTAAATGATAATTTATAGTTACAGCTATTGCTGTTATTAAGCTTAATTTTATATATGTGTGATTTTCTTCTTTTCCAAATTATGCTATACTATTTTTGTAATAATTTTGAAAGGAAGTAATTTTATGAACCCATCTACTATTCGTAGTTTTATCAGCGTATTTATAGCACTATTCATTAGCCCAAAATTTAAAATAATAGAGAATTATTATGTTAGTCAGCATGGATATGATATTGATAAAGTACATAATCTTCACACTTTATGTTCAGTTATAACCACAATTATTATTTGTTTCATTGTATACATGCTTTTAAAACTTTTTGAACTTGTATTTAGTTATTTTAGACATAAAAACATTGATCATTAATTTCTACATCTAATTGTAGTATTACGCAGTATTGTAAAACAAAAAAATACCACAATATTCATTTTTTATTTTGAATAATGTGATACTTCAATTACCTTCTTTTTTAACCAAGATAAAATCCCAAGCGTAGGAATATTATTTTTATTAGTATTATCCATAGTGGAATTGCCTGCCATCCATTTATAATAATCGCAAT